TCGACAACGCAGCGAACCTACCAGACTCATTCATTGAGGATCTCAAGGCCCTGGAGAGGGACAACCCCAAGAAGTACCGACGGTACGTCATGAACTCCCAGGAGGAGCAGGAGGTCGAGGGGGCCCAGTACGAGGCCGTGCTTGACATGCTCTCGGAGATGGGCCGGGTGTCACCGGGTCTGTACCGGCCCGACCGGCAGGTCCATTGGGTCATCGATCCAGGCTACCACACTGCGATCATCATGTTCCAGATCGTCAACCAGTCGCCCTACCTGGTGCGTGCCTACGAGTCTGTGGGCGAAGGCGTGGAGGGCGTGATCGACTACCTGGACAAGTGCAAGGGTGACTACGGGTACAGGTACGGCCAGGCGTTCGCTCCCTACGACATCGACAACAACGCAGCCAAGGCCGTCAGGGCGACGACCCTTCTCGATGAGTACTCCCAGTACGGCATCAGGCTCAATCCCCTGCCCCTGGAGCGGAAGAAGGTGATCGGGATCGCCAGGACGCAGTCGTTCCTCAAGACCTGCTTCATCGATTCCGAGGGTTGTGACATCGGCCTCCAGGCATGGCGCAGGTACAGGCTCAAGAAGAACGAGACCATGTCCACAGAGGAGCATGCGGTATTCCTGAACGTCCCTGAAGAGGGATGGGAACACCACCTCTCCGACGCGCTGCGATACCTCTCTCTCTGCGTGCATATGGTGGTCTCTGAGAGCGACGGCATGACAGACGACTACGAAGCGGAGGCAATGGCCTCGAGCTATGTGACAAGGACGGTGCTTTGATGAAGTTCACCAGCGAACAGAAGAAGGAGATCGTTCGGTACATATCGAGCGTTCGGCAGGACGCAGAAGAGGCGACCAACGAACTGCGTGACATCTGGGAGGAACTGTGGCAGGCCTACCAGTCGAAGCAGGACTACTCCGAGAAGGCCGACTGGCAGTCGAAAGTCTTCGTCCCCAAGGTCTGGATGAAGATCGAACGCGCCGCCGGTGAGGTCAAGCGTGCCATGCAGACCAAGCAGGTCTTCACGTTCGCGATCAATGACGAGGACGAGCGCCTCATGCGGTCGGAGCTGCTGACCCGGTATCTGGCCAGTGAGGACGCTGCGGAACTGGGCATCGTGTCCCAGCAACTGGACCAGATCGATCAGCGGATCAAGATCAAAGAGCAGATCAAGGACGCCGACGAGGACATGTTCAGGGATGCCCTCGATCAGACCAACCTGACGCCGGTCTATGCCGACAACTGCAAGGGCGCGTTCCTGTTGGGTGTCGGTTGGATCAAGGTTGGGTGGGATGTCACGGAGGATCGGGCTGTATTTCGCCATGTCAGGGCCAGCAACGTGCGTGTAAGCCCCGAATGGGAGCCGGGCCTAACTGAGCAGCCCAAGTTCCTGGTCGAGGACTATAGCCAATCTCTGGCCGATCTGAAGGCAGAGGCCAAACGGGTCAATGAGGCCAGCGGTGACAAGACCTACGACCTGCGTGCGATCAATCAGATCAAGGGATCTGGTGGCGACCCTGAGAAGCGCAGCCGGGAGATCAGGCAGCAGGGTCTCAACCAGGAGGGTCATACCAACAACGACCTCCAGATGTGGCAGTTCTGGGGCAGCATACCGAAGCGCGACGGGTCAGGGTATCTCGCTGAGAACGTCATGGTGATCATCGCTGAGGGCGGGACCATTGTCAGGATCAGCGAGAACCCGTTCGAGCATGGCAAGATCCCGTACATCCAGACCACGCCGATCTCGTACCCGCATCGAGGGGTATGCGGTGCGTCTCTGGCTCAGCCGACGGTCAAGCTGAACTACACGTACAACAACCTGTGGAACCTGTTCATGGACAACCTGAACTTCACCGTGAACAAGGAGAAGCAGTTCAACCCGAAGCACCTGATGGACCCGAAGTCGGCAGGCACGACGTACCCAGGAAAGCAGTGGCGTCACAACCTGCCGCCGGGTCAGACGGCCATTGCAGAGGTGCCTGTCACCCCGGTGCAGAAGGACCTCATGTACGCCCTTGACATGATCCGTAAGGACATCGAGGAGTCCATGGCCGTGACGCAGTTGATGCAGGGCACGAACGACTCTGCGCAGCGCACACTGGGCGAGATCGAGATCTCCAACCAGCAGGCCAAGGGGTTCTTCGATGTGATTGCCAAGGACCTCGAGCAGACGTCGCTCAAGCCGCTCTTGGAGATGACCTACGACCTCTACACCCAGTTCAAGGGCTTTAGGCGCAGGCGTGAGCATTACAGGTTCAAGGTCGGTGGCATCACCTTGATGGTACAGATCCACTCTCAGATCCAGAAGATCCAGCAGGCGCTCATGATGGCCTTGGAGGCACCTCCTCTGACGGCCATGACCGACGTGGAGTACCTGTACCAGAGGCTGTTGGCGTTGCAGGACATGGGTGACGCATTCAATAGTCCCGATGGAGGCAGGCCCGAACTCCAACTGAACCAGAAACAGGCGATCCATTCACGGGCCGAAGACGACGCCGCAGAGTTTGTGAGGCAGTATCGCAATGGCAACAACCCGAATCCCGAGGGAGCAGCAATTTGACTTGGACCAGGAGCGGCGACAGGGGGACCTGTGCCGTCAATTGGTGCAGCATGATGGTTGGAAGCAGGTCATGGCACCGTGGCTCAAGCAGGTGCGTGACGTCAGTTTGTCACAGTTGGTTGAAGAGACAGACTTTGACAAGGTTTTGAGGTTGCAGGCACGCCTTCAAGTACTGGGCGACCTGGAAAGTTTTATCGATACGACAATCGAAATTGGCAGTGAGGCCAATCGGAAATTAGAGGAGGCCGAACTTGGGCGACCGTGATGTCACGATCCCCCTTGTTGGCCAACAAAACAGGAGTAGCACAATGGCAGAAGAAAACACGACTCCAGACGGCCAGGACGCCGGTCAGCAGTCGGGTGACACCGATTACAAGGCGATGTATGACCAACTGCAAGCGCAGCACAGTCAGCAAGGCCAGGAACTGGCACGTCTCAGTGGTGAACTCGATGCGTTGCGTCCTTACGTCCAGTTTGGACCGCAGCAGAGTCAACCGCAGGAACCGGCTTACGACCCCGACGACCCTGATCAAGTGACAGATTACAAGATCAACCAGGCCGTCAGTCAGGTCAAGGGCACCTACGACTCCAAGTTGGCGTCGATGGAGTTCCTGATGGACAATCCAGACCTGAAAGAGCATGCAGACCTAGTGGCAGTCCAGTTGAACAAGACGGACTCCCACAAGCCGATCAAGAGTCGGTTGAACGAGGCTGCGAAGGCCGTGCGGGACAAGCTGAAGAAGCAGGAAGAGATCGCAATCGCCAAGTACCAAAAGCAGCAGGAGGCCGAACAGAAGAAGAAGGCCAACGCTGACGGTGTCATGACAGGCCACGATGCTCCATCGCATACCAGTGCGGAAGAGGCCATGACGGAGTCCAACGAGGACTACGCAGCCAGTCGCGCAAAGTTTGCGAGTGAAGTCGCGAATGCATAGGGCCGGTCCACGCTGACCCTATGCGAACGAAAGGAGTGGTTTGACCATGGGTCAGCAACTATTGGTAACAAGCACTCTCGGTGGTTATTCTGTGGTGCCCCGCCTCTCGAAAGAGGTGCGCAACGCAGTCATCCCGATGTGCAAATTTCGCCAGTTCGTTTCCTTCAAGGAGGCGATGGGCAAGGGCAACGGCGAGTCCGTTGTGTACGACAAGGTGAGCCGCATCAACACCTCCGGTGGCACGCTCACAGAAACCAGCACGATCCCCAGGAACAACATCGTCTTCGACCAGGGGACCTTGACCGTGAACGAGTACGGTAACGCCATTGGCAAGACCTTGAAGCTCAAGGAACTGTCCATGTTCAATATCGACAACCCGGTCCACAAGGCCCTCAGAGACGACATGAAGTTGACCCTGGACTCAGCAGTCGGAACCCAGTTCAAGGACACCCTGGCCCGTTACGTGGCCATCACGTCCACGTCAGGGACTCTGACGACCAACGGTACGGCAGGCGGGACTTCCACGTCCAACCTGAACAAGTACCACATCGAGAACTTGACTGACCAGTTGAAGATCTGGAACGTCGAGCCGTTCAACGATGAGAAGTACGTCTGTATCGCGTCGGTCAAGGCCATGCGTGGCATCAAGGACGACACCACGACTGGTGGTTGGATCGATGCCGCCCGGTACGCCGGTTCCAAGCGTCTGTTCGCTGGCGAGGTCGGTGAGTACATGGGTGTCAGGTTCATCGAGGAGACCAATGTTCTCAGTAACGCTGTGGGCAACGGATCTGCATACGGTGAGTACTGCATCTTCGGGAAGGATACCGTGATGGAAGCGGTGGCGCATCCCGAGGAGATTCGGATTGACACGCCCAAGGACTTTGGCCGTGACGTGGCTACCGCCTGGTACACGATCATGGGCCACAAGATCATCT